CCTTTTAATGGCTTGACTTGATCGTGGTATCGCTTAGCGTCAAAGTAATTGGTAAGGGTAGGAATACCCACTGTTTCTAGCGCCATGTTAACTGTCCTTTCGGTATTGATACGTTGTTAGTGTGCGGCCGCTTGGGCTTTGGTAGTCATTTGATTAACCCCAATCCAAGCAGAACAACAAGCGCGATGAAGCATGCCATCATGCCGTACGCGACCCAAACGTCTTTGTCGTTCATTTGATTAAACCTCCTTTGTTGTTGATGCCGATAGCTGCTTCTCTAGCGTAGTCGGCGGTGAAGAACATTGCTCCCTGCTTGTGTGGGGTAAGCACACACCAAGACTTGCGAGCAAGCACGGATGCTTTCTCGCCGCAAGGTTTGCATACGGTATGTCCGTATGCAGCTCGCTTCTTGCCTATACCGTTGACTCGGCACATGCGGCAGTAGCCGTTGGGTTTAGCAGAGACATTCTGACTTGGTGTCAGTTTGTCGCTCGGTTGGAACATAGAACCTCCTAGTAGGTTATGGTAGGCACAGACGTAGTTGTACCCACCCCTGCGTGCCTGATAAGGGGCGGGCTGTACTGCGTTACTGGTTTGTTGCTGTAATTTCATCAATCGACCTAAAGGTCAATTGTAGCATACAAACTATACTTTGTCAAGTGAGTGTCTTAAGGTTTACATTACGTTAGCATGGTTATTTTTAGGTGGTTTGTGCGGCACGTTGTTTGTAATGTATAAAAAATGTGGGTAATGTAGGAAATCAACTTGACAAACTTTTGCCCTGTTTTCGGGGATTGTAGGAATGTACATAATGTATTGAGATATATATATACGGGGCAATTTTTGCCCTAACACATGCCGCGTCTCCTCGGCTTCTGCAAAATATTTTCGGAAACCAATTTTTTGGGGAAAACGCTCATACATTGTATACATTATTTGTTTTCAATAACTTAGACCACATACAATCACCTTATACATTAAAATACAATCCTACATTGCGTTGCGACAAACTGACAAAATGTCAGAATGTCGTGAGGGCGGGGCTTGACAGGGCGGTAAATTTGCGTTAAGCTGCGAGCAGCTTAACGGTTTGGCGAAAAATAAAAGAACTTGGGCTACCTCGTTGACATGACCGTTCTTCGCGGTCTTTGGGAATTTTGTTTTGGTTGGTCTGGGTTTGATTCCCTAGTATGGTATAATAACGGTGACGTTATGACCTAACGTCAGTTTGTCAACCAACTTAGGAAACTCAAATGACTACTCAATCAATGATGTACAAAGCAGGATCATTGTTCGCTGACAGCGAGACCGGTGCCGACGAAGCGCTGGAGATTGCCGCTCGCCATCTTGGTGATGCGCCGACCTATGAGCATTTCACGCAAAGCCGCACGATCTTTGTCGATGCATACGTCAGCCGCAAGCCGACTACCAAGGGCGACGCAGCCGACCAAGCATGGAAGCGGTTTAAAGACCGCTTGGTGCTGCGTTATGCAATCACAGTGCCACAAGCACCAAGCAAAGCCGCGACCAAAAAGCGAGCCGAGCGAACCGCAAAGCAGGATGCGCTGCTCAAGCAGTACGACGCAGCGACTCCAGCACAATTGACCGACATGCTTCGCAAGCAGTATGAGCAGCAAGCAAAAGACCCTAGTCTTGATGATCGCAAGATCAATGAGATCAAGCAGGTCTTGAAGATCAAGACCAAGGATCAAAAGGCAGAGCAGGACAAAGCGCTCAAAGACTTGCGAAGCGAACTGAGCAAACTAGTCAAAGACTGTACCGACGCAGCAAAGATCAAGAAAGCGATCTCTCTGCTCAAGTAACCAGTCATAACCAAAACCCCGACTAAAAATCGGGGTTTTTTAGGCTACCTCGTTGACATGACCGTTCCCTGAGTTTTTCGCCTGGGTTTGGCCTGGGGTAGTAAATCATGGCATAACATGGCACTGTGATACACTATAGGGACAGTCTGAGATTGGCTCAGATTGTAGAACCCATAACCTTATAGGAGTTATCACATGGGTAAGAAGCCAGTAGTAGCAGCAGCGCCGGTCGAACCCGCGCCGGTTATCAGTGCAGTGCAGGCCGATGCAGCTTTTGCAGCCGGTGCAGGCGAAGCTCGTACCAGCTTAGCTAGAATCGAGACGGCCGAGAATTTCGCACGTGCCCTTGGCACTAATCCAACCTTCCAGGCCTGGGAAGCCATGCGTCTGAAATGGGTTGAGGGATATCACTCGGTTAAACCCGACACTTCGAGCAATGCAGGCGATAAGGCCTGGGCCAGCTTTGCCAAGTACATGGGCGAGCTTTACGGGATTGAGAAGCCCAAGAGTACGAGTGCAGCAGCAGAGAAAAAAGCTGCCGAGCGGGAAGCTGCAAAAGGGAAGCTCGAAGAAAAGTACGAAGGCCAGGACTTAGCCCAAATCATGCAGCAGATTGAAGCTCAGTACACGAAGCTTGCCAAGAAGCCCAGTGATAAGCACACTGAGAAAGCCCTAAAGGAGCTTAAGCAGATAGCCCGAATTCGGGAAGCTGAGGAGAAGGAGGAGCTTGCGGATGAAATCAAGGAGCTTAAGGAGGGGATCCGTAAGCTAATCACTAGCTGCAAGAACGTAGAACTGTTACGTGAAGTCCACGACTCATTGTCTGGTGAGGTAGACGACAAGTAACTGAGTTCCACGTGGAACAACCCCAGGCTAAACCCCTGGGGTTTTTTATCGCCTGGGGCTTGACCCCACCCAGTCCCCACCCCCCAAAAAAGACCGGCTCAAGGCTACGCCGCCACATGCACACTGTTCCGCACATTCAATACTTACTTATTAAATTAGGCCCCCCTATTGTATTTTTCCAACTAGACTAATATAATCTCAATATAGAGACGCGCCCCCCTTCCATTTTTGGAGTCCCGTTTCCTCCATGACTATTTGTATTACGCCAGATTTCAAACATCCAGTACCTAAATCGTTTAAAGATGAGCACGCGAATTCGTTAAAGGAAAACGCTCGTGCTATTGCTAACACAGCATCTTTAATGGTTGAGTTAGGTATGCCTTTTGAAATGACGCACGAAGACGAAGTAGCGGCTCAAAAGTTATTTCAAGATTTTGATAAAAACAAAGGTGACGAAAAAGACGGGCATAACCCTCCAGTTATGTACGATGGGTCTGTCGCTATTAAATTAGCAGCACTGCTTGACACCTACGATAAACAGATAGTAACTGACGCTGTTCAAGTCCGTACGTTTATAACTAATCGTTTGTTAGAAATTTCCACGTGTGGGGATGCTAGAAACGAGCTACGTGCTTTAGAACTACTTGGGAAGATGTCTGATATCGGTGCATTTACCGAAAAATCAGAAATTACAATCACCCATCGTTCGTCGGACGATTTGCGTAAAGCTATCGAAGATAAAATCCATAGGATGTTGGGTGGTGATGTAATTGATGTGAAGCCAATTACCGTTGTGGAGGAATTAGGTCTCTTGGACGATATAAATGCAGACGAATCCGCAGGAAACTCAGAAGCTGAAATTGCTTCTGAATAAACTTCCCAACTTGCCCGAGTCGCAACTACGTTCGCTGCTTGCAGATTTAACGCAGCACGAACGACTAAAAGACCGCGAACTTGCGGCGTCTAACTTTTTAACTTTTGTAAAACGTGTATGGCCTAACTTTATTGAAGGTCGACACCATAAAAAGATGGCGTCCGCTTTTGAAAAAGTAGCATCTGGTAAGATAAAACGTCTTATTATTAATATGCCCCCCCGCCATACTAAGAGTGAGTTTGCTTCCTATCTACTACCCGCTTGGTTCTTAGGTAAGTTCCCTAACAAAAAAGTCATTCAAACTTCCCACACTGCTGAACTAGCGGTTGGTTTTGGCCGAAAAGTACGAAATCTTGTGGATTCTGATGTTTATGCGGAAACTTTTCCTAACGTTTCTCTGCAAGCGGACTCTAAAGCTGCGGGTAGATGGAACACTAATAAGAACGGCGAGTACTTTGCTATTGGTGTAGGCGGTGCAGTTACAGGGAAAGGTGCGGATCTGCTTGTTATTGATGACCCGCATTCGGAACAAGAGGCTGCATTAGCTGCAACTAGCCCCGAAATATACGATAAAGTATACGAATGGTACACATCTGGACCTAGACAGCGTCTACAACCGGGAGGGGCCATCGTTATTGTGATGACTCGGTGGGGTTTGAGGGATTTAACGGGCCAAGTTATTAAAAGTGCCGCCCAGAGAGGGGGCGACGAATGGCAAGTTATCGAATTTCCTGCAATTTTACCCTCTGGGAACCCACTTTGGCCTGAATTTTGGTCATTAGACGAGCTTTCTGCCCTAAAAGAGGAACTTCCTAACAGTAAATGGCAGGCTCAGTACCAACAACAGCCTACTTCCGAAGAAGGTGCTATCGTTAAGCGCGAATGGTGGAAGTTTTGGGAAAAAGATAACCCGCCTAAGTGTGAATTTATTATTCAATCTTGGGATACGGCATTTGAAACGACTAATCGCTCGGACTACTCTGCGTGTACCACGTGGGGTGTGTGGACTTCCGAGGACGGCGAGACCAATATTATTCTTTTAAATGCTTATAAAGCACGGCTAGAGTTTTTTGAACTAAAAAAGCGGGTGCTTGAGGAGTATAAAGAGTACGAACCCGATGCGCTCATCGTAGAAAAGAAAGCTTCTGGTATTTCCTTATACCAAGAGTTACGCCGCATGGGTGTGCCGGTTGCTGAGTTTACGCCAAGTAAGGGTAATGACAAGATAACTCGATTGAATTCTGTTTCAGATATCATACAATCGGGTCGGGTATGGGTGCCACAGACTAATTGGGCTGAAGAACTCATCGATGAAGTTGCAAGTTTCCCTTCCGGCGAGCATGATGACTTGGTCGATGCTACGACGTTAGCATTAGCGCGTTTTAGGAACGGCGGATTCTTGCGGTTGCCTATTGACGAACCCGAAGAGGCTCTTTATTTTAAAGGTCGCGGACATAAACGTGGCTACCACTTGTCGTAGGAAGAATAATGGCTATTGATAAATCACTATATTCCGCTCCGCAGGGGATCAACATTGCTATGTTGGATATGGAGCCTGTTGAGCTTGAGGTTAGTGTAGCTACGGAAAATGAAGATGGTAGTGTCGATATTGCGCTAGAGCCTGAGAAAAATACAGCCGACGACTTTAACGCCAATCTTGCAGAGTTTATGGAAGAAAGCGAATTGCAGTCAATCGTTTCGGACATTATGGGGATGGTGGACTCTGATATTAATAGCCGCAAAGATTGGGTTGATATGTACGTCAAAGGTCTAGATGTTTTGGGCCTTCGGTACGATGAAGTAACAGAGCCTTGGGACGGTGCGTGCGGCGTGTTTTCTACACTGTTGACAGAGGCTGCTATTCGTTTTCAAAGCGAAGCCATTACTGAAACTTTCCCTGCTGCGGGACCTGTTAAATCTAAAATTGTTGGGCAGTGGAGTAAGCCGCTTGAAGAAGCTGCGGCGCGAGTGCAGGCTGATATGAATTATCAGCTCACCGACAAAATGCCTGAATACCGTAGCGAACATGAACGTGCACTTTGGGCGCTTTCGTTAGCAGGATCTTCGTTTAAGAAAGTCTACTACGACCCAACGGTTGAGCGACAGGTGTCAATGTATGTGCCTGCCGAAGATGTCATATTACCTTATGGTGTAACTCACCTTCAACGGACAGATCGACTTACGCATATTATGCGTAAAACTAAAAATGATATTAAGCGTCTACAGGTTAGTGGCTTTTATAGGGATATTGATCTTGGTGAACCCTCTAGCACTCAGAATGATATAGAGAAAGCCAAAGCCCAGAAGGAAGGTTACGACCCTGTAGAAGATAATCGTTACCAGATCTACGAAGTGCATATCGAATATGATATGCCGGGGTATGAGGAAGAACTACCTTTACCCTATGTTATTACAATTGACAAAGGCACTAATAAAGTACTAGCTATTCGGCGTAACTATAAAGAAACTGACCCGCAAAAACGCGCCCGTCAGCACTTTGTACATTATGTATACGTACCCGGTTTTGGTGCTTATGGTTTTGGTTTAATCCACATTATTGGTGGGTACGCTATCGCAGGCACCATGTTGATTCGTCAGCTTATTGACGCAGGTACGTTATCAAATCTTCCTGGTGGCCTTAAGTCCAGAGGTTTGCGAATTAAAGGAGATGATACTCCAATCGCTCCCGGAGAATGGCGGGATGTTGATGTTCCCGGCGGTGCAATTAAGGATAACATCTTACCTTTGCCGTATAAAGAACCTAGCCAAGTTTTATTATCGTTGCTGAATCAGATCACGGACGAAGCTAGGCGTCTAGGGGCTATCGTTGATATGAAGGTCAGCGATATGAGCGCAAATGCTCCAGTTGGTACAACGCTAGCAATTCTTGAACGGCAGTTAAAGACGATGGGAGCAGTACAGGCCCGCGTTCATGCAGCGATGAAGCAAGAGTTCAAACTGCTTAAGGATATTATCCGCGAATACACAAGCCCTGACTACAACTATGTCCCGCAAGACGGTACGCCGCAGGTAAAAGCCGAAGATTACGATATTGTCGAAGTTATTCCAGTCTCTGATCCCAACGCGTCAACGATGGCACAGCGGGTTGTGCAGTATCAAGCTGCACTTCAGTTAGCTCAAGGAGCGCCACAGTTATACGATTTACCACGGCTACATAGGCAAATGCTTGAGGTGCTTGGTGTGCCTAACGCCGATAAACTCGTGCCGACGGAAGAAGATCAGAAGCCGCGAGATCCGATTAGTGAAAATATGAATATTTTAAAAGGCTCACCGGTTAAAGCATTTATTTACCAAGACCATGACGCGCATATTGCGGCGCATATGAATTTTATGCAGGACCCTACAATCGCTGCATTACTTGGACAGAACCCAATGGCTGGCGCGATGCAAGGGGCGATGATGGCTCACATCAATGAGCACTTAGGGTTCTTGTATAGAAAGCAGATCGAAGAGCGTATTGGTGCACCATTGCCTCCCCCTGATGCAGAACTTTCGCCTGAAGAAGAAGTGGCAATGTCGCGGTTTGTTGCAGAAGCTTCTAAGCAGGTCTTGCAGATCCATCAAGGCGAGGCACAACAACAGCAGGCTCAGCAACTAGCGCAAGATCCGCTCGTACAAATGCAGCAACAAGAGCTTCAGATTAAAGCCGCTGAAGTACAACGTAAATCCCAAAAAGACGCAATTGACGCGCAAGAAACTAGGGAACGTCTTGATATTGAAAAAGCCCGCTTAGCGCAGCAGGAACGTCAAGCAAATAGTAAACATCAAATTGATTTAATCAAAGATGCAAACAGAAATAGAAACCGAAGTTAACCCAGAAAACCTCAAGGCTAATGGTTACCTCCTTACTTCTAAGGAGGTGCGGGACGCTCGGTATGACGTATGCCGAGCGTGTCCTAATTTAAGGCCGATGATAAAAACGTGTACCCAGTGCGGGTGTTTCATGCCCGCTAAAACGTGGCTGATAAAAGCACGTTGTCCAGATTATTGGTGGTAATATGTCAAAAGAAACTCAAATGCTTGAACATTTAAGAAAAAAGATGGCTGAGCAGGAAGTTAGTGCGGTAAATATGTTATCTGACGGTAGCCAAAAAGATTTTGCTGAATATAAATATTTGTGCGGGGTAATCCAAGGTCTACGTCGCGCAAAAATGGAAATCAACGACCTTGTGCAACGTTATGAGGGGGATCTAGATAATGATTGAAGAAACTGAAAAAGCAAAACAGTTACCAATACCTAAAGGCTACAAAATTTTGTGTGCTGTCCCGGACTACGAAGAAAAATTTGATAGTGGTATTTTAAAAGCTGACGCCACTAAAAAGTACGAAGAATTGCTTACTAATGTTTTATTTGTTGTAGAGCTTGGTAATTCAGCGTATGCGGACCCACATCGTTTCCCTGACGGTCCTTGGTGTAAGAAAGGCGATTTTATTTTAGTTAGGGCTAATACAGGTACTCGTATCATGATCCATGATCGAGAGTTTCGTTTGATAAATGACGATTCCGTCGAAGCGGTGGTTGAAGACCCCCGTGGTATTCGGCGTGCTGCGTGAGGTGAAATATGGCTGAGCAAGAAAAGATTGAGTTTGAATTTCCTGATGAAATTGAAGAGAAAAGAAAAGCAACAGCTAAAGCAGATACAGGCGAATTGGCTGTTGAAGTTATAGATGATACCCCACCTGCTGACAGGGGGCGCAAACCGCTCGATGGCCCAGTGCCGGATATATCCGAAGATGAGCTGTCTAAATATGAGGAAAGCGTACAAAAGCGCATCAAAAAGATTACTCACGGGTATCACGACGAACGGCGAGCTAAAGAAACTGCTTTACGTGAGAAGGAAGAAGCACTTAAGTTTGCACAACAGCTTGTAGAAGAGAATAAGAAACTTAAAGGCTCCGTATCTCAAAATACAGCCGCCTTGGTGGAGCAAGCTAAACGTGCAGCGGGGCTAGAGATGGACCAAGCCCGTGCCGCATATAAAACGGCGTACGAAGCAGGTGACCCTGATGCGGTTACAGCAGCTCAAGAAGCGTTGCTTTCTGCCAAAATTAAAGTGGAAAGACTAGCAAACTACAAATCACCCCCTTTACAAAATGAACAAACTGATGTAAAACCCGATTCAGTAGTACAAAATCCACCCGCCCCAGCGCCGGTAGACACCAAAGCACTTGCATGGCAAGACAAAAATCAGTGGTTTGGTGACCCGGAGCACGAAGAAATGACCAGCTTTGCGCTTGGGTTGCATCAGAAATTGGTCCGACTTGGGGTAGATCCCCGGTCTGATGAGTATTACAAACGTTTAGATAAACGTTTGAGAGAAGTATTTCCTGAGTCTTTCGCTGACAAATCTGTTGTTGAAGAGGAAAAACCGCAGCCACGTACAGCAAACGTAGTAGCACCAGCGACTCGCAGCGTTGCCCCGAAAAAAATCACGTTGACGCAAACGCAGGTTGCACTTGCTAAGAAGTTGAAGGTTCCTCTAGAACTTTACGCCAGAAAAGTGGCGGAAGGAATGACACAAAATGGCTGAGAATAAATTGGCTGATGCTGCAAATCGCGTAAACCGCGAATTAGATACTCGTGATAAAGTTGAGCGTCCTCGTAGCTGGCAACCACCTTCGCTACTGCCTGACCCAAAACCCGAAGAGGGATACGCCTTTCGGTGGGTACGAGTTTCTACTTTAGACAAAGCCGACCCACGAAATGTGACATCGAAATTGCGCGAAGGCTGGGAACCTGTAAGAGCCCATGACCACCCCGAAATTGCTATGTACTTAGATAACGACAATGAGCGTTACAAGGACAACATTGTGGTTGGCGGTCTTATGCTCTGCAAAACACCAACGGAATTTACTAAGCAACGGGATGCTTTTTATCAGAAGCAGACTGATGCTCAAATGACTTCTGTTGATAACCATTTCATGCGCGAAAATGACCCACGGATGCCTTTGTTCTCTGAACGTAAATCTTCTGTGACATTTGGACGCGGTAATCAATAATTTTAGGAGTAATCCATGGCTTATCCGACCATTGATGCCCCCTACGGGCTGAAACCGATCAACCTGATCGGCGGACAGGTCTTTGCAGGCTCCACGAGGCAACTGCCAATTCAGTACAACTACGGCACCAACATTTTTTATGGTGACTTCGTTGTTCTGTCTCGCGGTTTTATTACTCGTGCGGCTGTAACGACTGGTACCAGTTCAAACCAAGTAACGGGCGTTTTCTTAGGTTGTACTTATACTAACCCCCTGACTAAACAGAAGCAGTTCTCGCAGTATTGGCCCGCTAGCACGTTGGCTGGTGACGCTACTGCTTACGTTGTTGACGATCCTGATACGGTTTTCAAAGCCGTTGTTTGTTCAGCTACTACGGCAGTTGCTTCTGGCGCGATTGCTATAATCGGAACTAATCTTTCGATGGTTAACAATGCATCAGTTGCTTCTAGCCTGAACACAGGTAACTCAGCTAACGCTGTTCTTGCTCCCACAGCTACCCCCGCAACATCAATCCTTCCGGTTCGTTGCGTTGGTGTTGTTACCGATACTGCTGTAGCTCAAAGCGCAACTGGATCGTCTTCTGCGGCCTCCATAGCGCTCACTGGCTCTGGTCTTGGTTCAGCTATTCCAATTGGCACTAACGTTTCTTATTTGGCCTCAAATGGTCAAATTATCGAAACGGGTTCGTTTGTAACAGCCGCAGCTTCTGCTGGTGCAACGACTATAACAATTAATGCTCAACCAACTTTGGCAGGATCGGGGACTGATATTCCTGCTTCTTCCACAATTGTATTTACTCAGTATCCAGAGATTCTTGTTAAGATAAATCTTTTGGTTCACGGGTATTACAGCAGCACAACGGCGTAAGGGGAAAATAAATGGCTATTTCACGCGCACAACTACTGAAAGAGCTTCTCCCTGGCCTGAACGCGTTGTTCGGTCTTGAGTACGC